TTCTCCTTATATTAGATCATTCACTCTTACAGATCAGAATTCTTGATATCCGTATATTTATAATATCTAAGAATTAAAGCCATTTGGCATCGTTTTTCTGAACTGTCCAGAGATCCCCGCCTTCTAAAAATTGTTGAGGTTCCTCGGCTTCTCTACCGTCTTCGATAAAGCCAAAGGGCGTTAAATCATCTTCGATCTGCCGAATCTGGGACTCAAATATGCTGGTTCTGAGATTAACATCAGTTAGCTCCTTGAAGTATGGGTTGGTGGTCAACCAACCAAACAATACCAGGGGCATGACCAGATCGTCATGATATCCTTCGTCGGCTTCATAGCTGTCTTTTTTCTGTATGAACGTACTAAATTCTGCTATGACATCACGGTCCTGCACCAGCAGACGATTTTCTTCTATGAGCGTCTTGAGCTGACTGCAGCCTATGCGTTTTACTTTTTTATCGGTGCGAACACCACTTTTAATGCTACCACCACCAAAACCGCCAGAAACTGTCTGACCATTTTTGCTATTATGATTCACAAACAACAGATTCTCATATTCTAGCTCATGATGCAGTATGTCAGCAATCTGCTGACCATTGTCATTGATTTCCACCATGGTCCAGGCGTTGTTGTAGTTGCGCACAACTGTGTGGATCACACTGGGGTATAATAATGGTGCTATGTTGTTGTCCCGATACTTGGCCACTACCTTGTAGGGGTTCACACTGATGTCTATGATCACAAAGGCACTGTAATCGCCACCCACGCCCCGAGCTGTGTCTACTATGCACACATAGCTATGACCTGCGGACATGAGCTTGGTTCCGTCTCGAACGTCCCGTACTGGCTCTTCTATGACATCCAGGTTGTCCTTGCTGTAGATGAAACGAGCCGGACTGAACCGACACAGGGTATCGGCATTTAATAAGGTATAACTGGAACCCAGGAAACTGCACAAAACTTCCTGAGCAAATTTAACATCTCCCAGTACGCCACGCTGCTCAGCAGCCCAGCGTTCATCCCGACCTGGTATGCTGGTATAGGGTATGAACAGAGTCTTGAAATCATTGATGCCTTCGGTGGCATCGTTCCAGAACTTCCAGAAATGATTGTAGCCCAAAGGTGTTGAGCTCATGAGCACTTTGGTGGTCTCACCCGCCATGATGGTTGGATAGGTACTGGTAAAGAACTCTTCGGCTACATTATTGGGTATGATGGCGGCTTCGTCTATGTATAACCAGTTAACTGACTTACCACGAATACCTGAGGTTGCTGTGGCCGCACAAAATACCTTGCTACCATTTTCCAGCTCCAGGCTACCCTTGTTCCATTCTCGTATGCCCTGTTGCAACCACAGAGGTAAATTCTCATACATGCCCTGATAGCGACTTAACACTTCACGAGCTGCTGCAGCCTTGTTGGCCAAGATAGCCACGGTCTTGTTTTCCTGGAACAGTGTATACCATAAAATACAGGCCGCAGATGTAATGGTCTTACCCTGTTGACGGCCTTCCATGAGTATGACCTTGCGGTTGTCCAGTATGGTTTTTACTTTTTCTTTCTGACATTCATAGAGCTTGAACGGCACCAGACCATGGTCCAGGCTCACAATCTTGCAATAGGCTTCTATGAAGTATATGGGATCTGAGCTGCACCTGTAGATTTCCTGCACCTGTTCTGGTGTATAATCAATCTGGTAACCAATCTGTTTGAGACGGGTATTACCTAGGTAACTACTTTTTAATTGTCTGAGAGTCTGTAGCATCTATGACCTGCGGCTCATTTTGATTCTTTAACATCTTTAATAGATCATTGGTACTGCCGGAAAATACTATGTTGTTCTGTGTGCCAATCTGTTTGACAGGTTCGCCAGCTGCAGGCTGAGTAAGTTGTTTTTTCTGTTTTTGTAGGTCCAGCAGATCTTTAGCAGTTTCAGCAACTGTCTTGATCAACTGACCAGTTACTTCGAATGCGCGTGGATGATCACTTTGTCGGGCTATGCCCATGATGTCGTCGACCGCAGTCTGACCTTTGCGAATCATGTCCTTGAGTGCGGTACGAGCCTGTTCAAAGTCGTCGTCTATGAGCGCCTCGGGTTCGGCCACGGTGGCCGGACGAGCCGGAACCACAGCTACCTGAGGTGTGACTGCCACTGGCGTTGGAGCTGAATTAAATTTCTGATCCAGAGCGCCATAGACATTTTTATCGAGCATATCTAAAGCCTGTCACTGTGAACTGCAGCAGTGACGAAGTTGTCACTGGTGGTGAGCCTTCGTTAGGAGGTCTCTGATATATGTAGCGCAGTTTAAGACCCGTGCTGGTGGTCACACTTAGTATACCTGCACCGTTGTAGGTTCCGTCTGGTATGTAACAGCCGTCGGGAATCATGGGCACCTGTATGTTGTGTATGTTGGTCAATCCAGTGCTCATGCTGCGTAGGACTTCAAACGGTGGATATAATGCACTGATACTACTGTTTACGGTCCAGCTATCACCATATAGGTATAAAGCTGGTAACCCGGCCTGCGGCAGATGTTTTACGGTTATGAACGCCGTAATACCTGGTATGGGTGGTATCACAGTCACAGTCACACTGCTGTATGCTGCCAGGGTAACTGTATCTGCACTGCCCACAATGGCACAGCCTGTGGTGCTGACTGAGATGGTATAGCCAGTATCTGCACCCGATGCAACGCCAGCGGCATTGGGTTGCAGACCCCAGTAGTATTCAAATGCGCCATGGTCAATGCGTTTTACGTTGAATGGTATGGCGCCAGTGTTGGTGGCATTGGTTCGTATTGGACCCACGCGTCGTACTGTTTGCCAGACACCACCATAACCAGCTGCGGCTAACTGAGCATCTACGGATGCTATGTCTCGGTTGGAGCTGACAACTACATTGCTGCTGCCTGGCCAGAATTCATTGCCTACGCCAGTGCCAAAACTGCTGGTATAGACCAGACAGCCCAGGTAATACAGATAATACCAGGTGCTGGCACTGGTTGTGGCATCTATGACAGCATTGGTTGAACCATCGGTCTTGTACTGTGGTGTCCAGCCCGATTTAAATGTTCGTATGATTGGGTTATAACTGGCCACAATGGCTATGGCAGTTGTTGGTATGATACCAGCCACACCAGATGTGCTGTAGCTCCAATGAGCTGCTGCACCAGTCACCAGAGTGATCTGATTGTTAATGGTGTTGTAGTTATAGATCAGTCCTTCCATGTGTTTTGGATGGTAGATACCGTCTATGTTAAAGTAGGTGTCCTGACTCAGGTTACCCAGTGTGTTGCTGGTTGAGTTAGTTGCAGCATTGGTGCTGATGATACCGCGTCGTCCTACCAGCAGTGTGGAACTGACCGGATAGTTCTGTAGATTGTATTTTACAAAGCCTGTATGTGCAATGGCCGCACTGCTGTCTGTACCATTGACTACATTGGGTGAATAACTGGCCAGGGTGACCAGATCCAAAGTTGGTGAATAGTATAAGGTAATGCCAGTTGTGGTTGAGCTAACACCTAGTAATTGTCTCAGGTTGGTAGCTGTATCTTCGGCTGTGGCCTTGTAGATACTCAAACCGTTAAGTGCTCGGATTATGGTGCCAGTGGTATAGACGCTGAGACTGGTAACGTTGACATTGCCCAAACCAATTTCTAAACTGCCTCGAACACCAGCAGCTGTACCAGCATTGTTACGAGCTCGTACCAGCAACATGTTGCTGCTTTCCAGAGTCAGCTGCATGGTATTGCTCAAACTGGTTAGGTCATTGTCGGCATTGCCGGCGAATCCACCATTGTTGGTTATGTATAGAGAATTTTGACCAATGTTACCAACCGTGCGTAGAGCATTGCTGCTGCTTGGTATGAATTTTTGCTGAGCCGAACTCCAAAATAAACCAGTGCTGCTGATGGGTGTTGTGGTGCCAACGTTTAGTTTAATTGTATTAGAGCTGCTACCAGCTAGATTTAGATACATCTCCGCAAAGTTAGCATTGATCTTGGTGCCGCCAATGTATAATGAATCACCGTCATTGTTGTTGGGTGTACCTAGGTTTATGGGTTGATATGCCATGGTCTATCCTGTTAATTTGATAATGTTTCCAGGAATGTATATGGATTATTTGGATCCGCATTGCCTGGGTTAGTGGTTACACTGTATTTATCTATCTGATTGGCTAGGTCTGGATCTTTAAATACATTAACAATGGCCGTACGAATAATCTCTTGATTCTCAATGGGACCATAGTAGTAGAGTTTAAGTGTAAATGTATAGCTCCAGATGATCATTCTTTGTGAAGCCGTGTCGCCTTCGTAGTCATCGGTATAGTTAACACTGTTGATGATTATGGGTAAATCGTGAGTGATGCCCAGTTCTGGTATGTAGTTTACGGTTACGTTAAAGTCGGGATTAAAGGCTGGAACAATCTGTTCAAATATCTGCAGACCGTCGTCTTCGTTTTTAACATAGGCATACAGGTTCATGGTCAGGTTATAGGGGACTGGACCATAGGTGCGTTTGGCCTGCGTGGCATTCAGCACAACCTGAGTTTTATTCTGCAGGTTAATCTTACGAGCTGGGTCATAGTCAAAACCCACGACTTCAAAACTCATGCGAGGCAACTGAGCCTCAGTCTTGGCTTCTTCGGCCACAGGCAGTCTCTGTATACGAGCCAGCATCTTGTTCTTTTGTGCAAAGCTCAGAGGCACCCGCACGGTCTGTGTGATGTTGCCATCGACATCCTTGCGTCGTATGTTTAGATTGTTGAACATCACACCAAAGGCAACTATGGCCTTGCGTGTTATGCCGTGATAAAAGACTTTATTTTCAAACATTGTTTCTTATGACCTCGCCAAAGGGATTGGTTTCATCAAAATCTAAATAGTCCTGAGCCAGTGCTTCGGCTCTGAAGTTTTCGTTGTCAGCCAGGGGATCCTGATTGCTCAGAGTCCAGCCTTCCCAAAGCAGACTGCCTGCATCTGTGGCATTGGTGTCTATGCTGTCCAGTCTTAGACTACCACCACCAGTTTCCAGCAATAACTGGAAGTCGCTGACTGTCATGCTGTTGGTTACTTCTAGGCTGTCAATTTCTGTAACGCCAGTGTTGATCTGTTCGGAATTGTATTGCCAGAGTTCACACTGCAGTCTGTACACATAAAGTTTACCTAACTGGAAGAATGGATCCTTGGCTTCGACTTTTTTAATTTCAAAATAACTTTTGGTCAGAGGCAGATACAATAAGTCACCCTCGGCCGGACGATTGGGCAAGGGTAGTGCACTGCTGCGACCCAGTCCTACTACGTCTTCCCAGCGACTGCGCACCACCATGAAGGTAGCAGTGTCGCGGAATTCTATGCCAAACTTACTCATGAGTTCACCATCGCCACCATAGCCATTGACATTTTCCAGATACATTTCCAGAGGTATGGCATTTTCAAAGGTAGCCAATGGATCATCCAGGAATATAGCATCCTTGTTGACCTCGGTGCGGGGCATGTAAAAGATATCAAAACCATAGATGCGTATGGCTTCGGTGATGAGACTTTCTACCAGACGCTGTTCGCTGGTTCGACCTCCGGGCACACCACTCTGAAAATAAAAATTGGTAGCCATGCTATCCAACCATCATGTTGGGTGGCTCGTTGTAGGTGGTCCAGGCTTCGTATTCTAATTCTTTAATTTCAGCCATGCTTTCGTCCCAGATGATCTGACCATTCAGAGTCACTCCACCGGGCATCTGTATGCCGCTGAATTTTTTAAGGTTTTCACCCCACTGACGTTTGATCAGGGCTGTGGCATAGCGTTTGAGGAAACGATCGTTGTAGACATCCACCCAGGTGTCGGGATTCAGGATGCGATAACATTCTATGAGCATGATTTCGCCCAGGCGAACATCACTGCCCCAGCGCATGTCTACATAGAGTCTGTTCTGATGTCGGGTATATCTGAAACTTTTTTCGCCAACCAACAGCATGTCAATCATGTCCAGGTGTGCCTTGACCTGTTGGTAATAGATGATGCTGGTGTTCATGAGGTCAAACAGATCATTGAGTCTGAGCTGGTAGCGCAGATCAAACATGTAGTCCAGACCCGTGTTGGTGGCACTGAATGGTAATACTCGCACAACGCCTATGATGCCGTCTGATGCTGGCCCCATGTCTATGTAACCATTGTCTATGTCGCCATACATGAACTGACTGACTATGCTGCTGACATTGCTGCTGGTTCCGACTATGCGTTCACCCACGGTAAAGCTAGTAGTAGCACCCTGCAATAGCAAACTGGTGCTGTAACTGCTGGCAAAGCCGGCCACGGTCTGATAGTTGATGACCAGAGCTTTAGCTCCGGATGTCTGACCCACCACGGTTTCATTGAGCTGATAGCTGGCAGCATTGCTGCTGGTCAGCAGTATCTTGGTTGCACTGACCTGATGTTTAAAATAAATGCGTTCTACACCATCGGTGTGAAAGTCCTGATAGTACTGTAGAGCATCGTCCAGACGATCGCTGAGCTGGTCGTCGTCCACATTGATTTCCGTGACCGGATGACCTAATCGTCTCAGACAATAATCTATGAGCTGTTGTCGGGTAGCAGGTGATGCCATGGTTTCTCCTTAGGCCTGAGCTTCGGTCCAGCTTAGGCGAATATTGTTGACCTGTGCAGGTGCACCGCCGGAATTTTTGATTACTATGGTCAGTACGTCTGGACCATTGGGGAAACCCGGAGTCTTGTTGCTGCCATCACCACTCAGGATGCTTGTACCCAGATCTCGGACTCGGCTAATGTCATAGTTATCGGCACTGTTACCTGTAACGAAACCGAAAATTTGTTCGCCGCCCTGTATGATGGTGGTGGTTCCGGTATGGTCAATGATCTGCGCCAGACTACCTGTACCAATGCTGACCACCAGGCTGGTCACTGACCAGTCACCAGGGAAAGTTGGTTTGGTTGCCGAAGCCGGGAAGCTAGGATTTAGCACACCCAGAATCTGTACGGATGTATTGGTAGCAATACCCAGGCTTCGAGTCTGCAACTGCATGCGATTAACAATGTCTTTGACACCAAACTGTCCGGTCTGTGAATTATCCACGCTTGGAGCCAGTCTGATGCTTAGCAATGCTATGCTGGTGTTGGCTGGGACATTTAGACCTGCACCCTGTTTGGTATACGCGAAAGCCACGCTTCGGTCGTCGTCATAACCACCGTCCATGATCACGCTACTACCCCAGTGCATGACTATGGGAGCCGTGTTACAGGTTATGTAGTTAACCGAACAGATCGAACTAAATCCTGCGGTTCCGCCAAAGAACTCTGTAGGCAAGAATGTACTGTTTGAAGTGCTGGCGCCTAATAATCTTCGGCTCAGTCCGGTTAGAGCATGATAGGTATCACCAGAAATGCTTACGGCTGTTTTGGCTGTATAGCTTAGCACCTCGGTGCTGGTTGTACCCTGAATTAAAATTACTGTTCCTGAGTTAGGGAAATATGTACCATCTTTAACCAATAGTGTATCAGTCTGAGCAGCCAGGAATGCACCGCCGGTGCTGGTGGTATTGTTACCTACTAGCTGTGTGCAAGGACCTACATTGTTGACCTCGTAGCGAGCCGGCAGGTTACCTGAACGCATATAGGCAACGTTGTTGACGTTGTTGTTTTGCATCTTATGTACATAGGTTACATTACCGTCAGTGGTTCTAAAGCCCCAGCGAATAAAACCAGCACCATACCAGGTATAGTCAATGTAAACCATCTGCATCTTGGTTGGATCTAAAGTAAAACCTGTAGGACCAGAACCATCGCAACGATCTATGTTCCAGCTGGTTTGTGGCACCTTGAGATTCTGTGTAAGGTTTACGCGAACATTTTGCAGGGTCGGTCCACGATAGGCCGGACTGACCTGAATCTGTGTATCGCTGTCTATGGCATTGACCAGATAGTTTTGTCCTCGTATAACAATATAATCGCCTGGATTAAGTTGTTTGCTCCATTTTGGTGATAGGAATGCTGAACCTGTGATGATACTTGAACCATTGGTTACAGTTGCCTGTCCCATGAGTTCTCGTACGCTGCTGCGGCGTACCACATACCAGTTTAATCCATCGTATTCTACATAGAAACCGTTTTGAGCATCAAACAATCCTACACGAACAACTGCACCCTGCCAGTTTTTAACTGAGGCATAGGGAGTTGGGTTAGCACCTGGAATCTTGTCTGCGGGAGTTCCTGCCATGGTATAGGTAATGATCTGACTGCTCTGATACACGTCCTGTACCAGGAATGTACCATTGTAATAGTTGGTAGTACCAGCATTTACCTTGACGCCTTCGACCTGTATGGTGCAACCTGAACCTATGGTAACTGCCTCGGCTATGGTCAGCACTGCGGTTG